GCAATGTACCTATGCAACCAACAGGAGTGCCAAATGAAGCTTCAGCAAATGATTGAACAAGTACAAAAACATCATCCTGATCTAGGTACTGTAGAAGTTATTAATTTACTTAACCAAGCATCGGATGAGTTTTGTCAAAGAACTTTAATATTAGATGAAGCTACAAAATTTAATACAGTAGCTAATCAAAGATATTATGGACTAAAAGATAGTATTATTGAAATTAAATCTGTTGATATGAAAGACAGTGAAGGTAATGTTAAAAACATTAAAAGATTAATTGGTAGACCACAGTATAGGGATTTAGATGACACATAGACACGACGCAGATTCAAGAATTACAAAACAACATGTATACTGGGTAGAAAGAGATTCTATTGCAATAGCATTGATGAATACAAATTCATCTGAAAAAAATCTTTTTACAAGTGTAGATGCTGTACATGAAATAACATTGTTTTATCACAAGAAAGCTTTACACTTTGGTGTAGACTCTAGTGGTACTTCTACATTGACAAACACAACTTTAATGATAGAAGAAAGTGAAATTCCTACACAATTTCATCAATACTTGGTTGATAAAGCTATACAACTAGGTTATGAAACAAAACCAGATATGATAGCTATGGCTCCATATTTTGAGAAAAAATTTGAAAAAGGAATAAAAGAAGGTAAAACCTTTGCAAATAGAGGTCGTATAAGCGGCAGAAGAAGAATAGTGCAACATAGTTTTTAATGGCAAATACATTTAGAATAGGACAATTTGGTTTAACATCTTTTGATGACCATAATATATCTTTAAGTGATTTAATTCATCACTTTAATGATAATATAAATGAAAACTTTTCTGATGTTACAGATCCTGCAAGCAATATATATACTGATGTTGCAAAACTTACTAGACAACAAAGAAATGCTTTATATACTGATGTTCCTGCGGTTTCAGATCCAGTTTATGAAGATATGATAAAAAATACATAGGAGATAATTATGGGTGGAAGTTTAACAAGTCCGAATAAAATTAAAGATGTGTATAAAAAAATTGTTTTTTATGATGATAATAAATTAAAAATTGATAACGGTACAGCTGATGTAGTTATTACAGATGCTGAGAATTTTGGAGAAGATACCGTTTCAGAATTAACTGATACTAATATTACTAGCCCTGCTAATGGTGCAGTGTTAAAGTATGATGCAGCATCAGGTAAATGGATAGATGATAACGACATAAATGGTGGAACATTTATATAAAAGGGGTAAGATATGAGTAATAAAATTAAAATTAAAAGAAATGCCAACTCAGACTTTGATGCAACTACACTACCTTCTGGGTTGCATTATGGTGAATTAGCATTTCAAAACAAAGACAGTCAATTATTTATTGGTAGAATTACAGTAAATGATCAAGCTGATGATGCAGCAACTACTGTGCATTTACCATTATTGTCTGATTTGACATATGGTGATGGTATAGCTGGATCGATTGCTGTTGGAAATACTGATAATAGTTCAACAATATCTTTAGATATTGGAAATATTAACAATGCAATAACTTCAGGAGTACATAATACACAAGATCATTTTGCATTATCTGATAATGGTTCTTTAAAAAAGATAACATTTGGTAATCTTAAAAATGAAATATACGCTGGAGTTACTGGAGGAGATGTTCTTATAGCTTCTGGAGGAGCAGCAACAATTCAAGCTGATTCTGTTGAAGGAACAATGTTAAATACTAATGTAGCAGATACTAGTACATTAGAATTATCAAGTGATACATTATCTGTATTAAAAACACCATTTGCTTTAACAGCAGGTAATGGTTTATTATCAGCTGGAGGAACTTTTGACGGTGGAGCAAATAGAAGCTTTACTGTTAATCCTACTCAGTCAACAATTACTGGTCTTCATAATGCTAATTTAAGAGTTGGTAGTGCAGCAGATGACCATTATATAGACTTTAGTACTGATAATGAAATTAGATTAATGGCACATAGTAGTACTGTATTTTTAAAAGTAAAAGACGACACACAAGATGAAGTTATTATTGGAGATGGAAATGCTGATGTAGATCTTGTTGTAAAAGATACATCTGATGCCAATGCGTTTAAAGTACAAGCTAGTGACGGAGCAGTATCAATACCTGGTACATTAACTGCTGGTTCTTTAAGTACAACAAATTTAGTTGGTAGTAATGTAATAGCAAATACCTATAAGTATAATAATAATGGTAGTGCTGGACAAACTGCATTTACTATTGGAGTAACTGGTGCAGTTACCTTTAATCAAGGTTTAAACTTTACAAGTAATACTCAAATTAAAACAGGTACAGGTGCTAGATTAAGATTATACACTAGTGAATCAGCTGTAGCAGCAAATGATGTATTAGGTGCTATAGACTTTGCAGCACCAGATGAAGCTACTACAGGAGATGCTAGATTACTAGCAGCTTCTATTGAAGCTGTTGCAGCGGGAACTTTTACTTCTACTTCTAATGCTACAAAGCTTGTATTTAAAGTAGGTAATAGTGAAACAGCATCAGAAGCAATGACTATTGATAATAACAAAAAAGTTACTATTGTAGGAGATTTGCAAGTAGAAGGAACTACTACAACTGTTGAATCTACTGTTGTAAAAATTGATGATCCTATCTTTACATTGGGAGGTGCATCAAGTGCAGGTTTAGATGATGGTAAAGATAGAGGTATAGAGTTTAAATGGAATAGTGGCGGTGCAAAAACTGGATTCTTTGGTATGGATGATACAGATAATTCATTTATGTATATATCTGATGCATCTGAATCTAGCGAAACATACTCAGGAACATTAGGTAATGCTAAGTTTGGTTCAGTAGCAGCAACTGCAATAACAGGTGCTACTATTAACTGCGGTACATATTAAGGAAGTTAAATGTCTAATACAGTACAAATAAAAAGAGGTAGTGGTGCACCTACTACCAGTGAAATTGCAGCTTATGAGTTAGCTTATGATTATACAAATAATAAATTGTATATTCATGATGGAGATAGTAGCAGTGTAGTTGAAATTGGCGGTGGATTATCTTCTGTAAACAATTCAAATTGGTCTGGTACTGATTTAGCAGTAGCTAATGGTGGTACTGGAGCATCTAGTGCTAGTGGTGCAAGAAGTAATTTAGGGTTAGGAACTGGAGCTGTTTTAAATACGGCTGCAGTTTCTAACGGTGCTACAACTTTAGCAACTGGTGATCAAATATATGACCATGTTACTACAAGAATTAGTGGTAAAGCAGATGCTTCGAGTTTGGGTGATTTAGCATTAGTAGATGATATTCCTGCAAGTAAGGTGGTATCTGGAACTCTCGCTTCAGCAAGAATACCAGATGATTTTATTAAAAATAATGCTAATGATACAACCAGTGGGACAATTACAGCTGCAGGATTTACTACATCTGGTACAATATCAGTAGATGATATACACGGAAATAGCAATGGTACTAATAGATTAGTATTAGATGATGACACACACTCAACTGCTAATGGAGTATCGTTAACTGGTGTAAATCATATTTATATCGCTTGTGATGAAACAAATAATGGAACTGGTACTGTTCGTTTCTTAAAAGGTACTGACAATGATTTAGATAGTGGAACAGCAGTAGAACTAGCACAATTTGACAATAGTGGTAATTTAAGTTTTAGAGAAGATAGCAGTACTCAAACAAGATATATTCACTTGCCAAGAGCTGGTGGTATTACTTTTTATGGAGATAAAAGTCAGCATCATGGAATTTTCTCAAGAGATGACAGCGGTAACGCTGCAGATGATTTATTAATTTCATCTTATGGAGCTGTATATATTGATTTAGATTCAAATGCTAATAATACAAGTAATGCAAGTTTTGAAGTAGGTAGACACAATGCTGCAAATAGTCCTTTCTTTGTAATAGACGGAGAAGATGGAGGTATTACTGCTGTATCTTTAGATATTAGTGGTGATGTAGACGTAGATGGTACACTTGAAACAGATGCACTGACTATTAATGGTACAGCATCTCTTGCATATACTAGTGCAAAAGATAATAAGTTAGATGGTATAGAAGCTGGAGCTACTGCAGATCAATCAGCTTCTGAAATACTAACTCTTATAAAAACAGTAGACGGAAATGGAAGTGGTTTAGACGCTGATACTTTAGACGGAGTTAATGGAGCTAATTTTTTAAGAAGTAATGCCAATGACGACTTTAGTGGTACATTAAATTACACACCAGATACTGGTACAATATTATCAGTAGACGGACAAGCTATTCTACAGCGTATGACAGCACAAGGAGCTATTACTATTGGACACGATGATGCAGTTATTATTGCTGGTGGAGATACAAGCGGAGTATTAAATAGTAATATAAATAATGCTACTGAAACAGTATTTATAGGAGCTGAAGGTGGACTTGTGGCTTATGCATTTCCAAATAATGATACATCTTGGAGTAATAGAAAAGAATTAAGTTGGAATGGTACAAGTTTATCTGTATTGGGAAATACTGTATGGCACGCTGGTAATGATGGAGCAGGTACTGGATTACATGCAGATTTATTAGATGGGCAACATGGATCATATTATGAGAACTGGACAGATGCAACTAATTTAACTGGTACAATAGATGCTGACAGAATACCTAATTTAGCAGCAGGTAAGATTACAAGTGGAACATTTGCTACTGCTAGAATACCAAACTTAGCAGCAAGTAAAATAACTTCTGGTACTATTGCTGCTGCAAGAATAGCACACAATAGTTTTGATATTGGAGATACAACTGCTGAAACTGGAAGAAGTGTACACGAAACTGGTATATATACATTTAATAGAAACAATGGAAACTTAGGAACTGGTACTGATAGTGCTTATTATTCTGTTTTAGGATTTGGACAAGGTACTGGTGGTATGGTACAAATTGCTGGTAAGTGGACATCACCTGGTAATAGATTATATTTTAGGTCTTTAAGAGATACTGTAGATGATTGGTGGGATTGGAATACTATATGGCATAGTGGACATCAAGGTAGTGGAAGTGGGTTAGATGCTGATACATTAGACGGTAGTCACGCATCTGCTTTTTTAACTTCAGTTCCTAATCATAGTGGAAATTTAATTACAAGTGGTACAGTAGCTGCAGCAAGAATTGCTAATTTACCTGCTAGTAAAATTACAAGTGGAACTATTCCTTCTGCAAGACTAGACTCAGACACTGCACATTTATCTGGTACTCAAACATTTAGTGGAGCTAAAACATTTAGTAGTCTTTCAAGTTTTACAATGGACGGTAATACTATTTCAGGTATTGATGATTCAGGAGAGTTTACTAACAACGATTCTCACATTATGACTTCTGCAGCGGTAGAAGATAAAATTTTAAGTTATGGATATAC